TGGATGCCAATGCAGGTCAAGTTAAATATAACGGTGGTAAAGAAGTTAAAATACCTCAATTATCAATGGATGGTCTTGCTAACTATGATAGACAAGCTGATAGTGGATATACTAAAGGTTCTATCAAATATGAATATAAAACTTATTCAATGACTCAAGATAGAGGGCGTAAATTCCAAATAGATTCTCAAGATGTTGATGAAACTAATTTTGTATTAACAGCAACAACAATAATGGGTGAATTCCAAAGAACTAAAGTTATACCTGAAGTAGATGCTTATAGATTAAGTAAATTAGCAACAACTGCTATAAATGTTGCTAACGATGAAAACGTAGAATATGGATATACTGTAGCAAATTCAACTGTTATATCTAAAATTAAAAAAGGTATAAAAACATTAAGAGAAAAATGTCATAATGGTACATTAGTTATTATGTGTAATTATGATACACAATTAGCAATAGAAGAAGCAGCACTAGGTAAATTAGCATCTGTATCTTTCTCTCAAGGTGGAATAAATACAAAAGTTCCAGCAATAGATGGTTGCCCAATTATACCAGTTCCACAAAATAGACTATATAGTGCAATCCAATTATATGATGGTTCAACTAGTGGTCAAACTGTAGGTGGATATATTAAAGCTACTTCTGGATTAGATGTTAACTTTTTAATAATGCCTTTAGACTTACCTTTAGCTGTAACTAAACAAGATATTATGAGAATCTTTGATCCTGAAACTAACCAAAGTGCAAATGCATGGGCTATGGACTACAGAAGATACCATGATTTATGGGTATTAGAAAGCAAAAAAGAGGGGGTATATGCTAATATAAAAGATGCAAAACCTACTCAATCTGAAAGTCATTAGTTTGATCCTTTCATGTTTGAAATAAAAAAAGAAAACGTTCATAGAACAGTAGAAACCATAGAACAGGCAAAAAAATATATTGCTGAAGGTTATGAATTAGTTCAAAATATCGACAACTCAGAGGAAAAATCCGAAATAATAGATTTAGATTCTTTAAAATATAATGAGTTAAAGAATTTAGCTAAAGAAAAAAAAGTTAAAGGCTATACAACACTGACAAAATCAGATTTAGTTAAAATTTTAAAGGAGTTGGTTTAAATGGCTGACTTCGATTTAATATTAAAAGAAAAGTTTCCTAATGAAAGTGAATCAAGTTTAGTCATTCATAAGCAACTAGCAACTCAAAAGCTATTACTTTATTTTAAGAATAGACTTAATAGAACTATAACAGCTGAACAATTAGAAACAGAGTATCAACCTGCTCTGTTTCTTTTAATTTCAAATGCAGTTAATTATTCAAGTATGAGAGGTGTCAAATCAATTTCTCAAGGAAATAAGAAAACTACATTTGATGAAAGTGTTAGTTCTAGCGGTGCTTATGATATAACTAACGAGATCAAGGAACTTTTACCTGTAGCAGTAGTTAAATTGAGAGGTTAGGTGGTAAATGTGTTCGGATATAACGAAGACAGTGCAACTTTGTTTAATGTATCTATAGATGAAAACAGAAAACCGATTTATCATCGAACTTTTTTAAATAGTATAGATTGGCAACAGGCTACAGGGGTAAAATTTTTAAAGACAACTGGCTCATCTGCGGATATAGATAATAAAATATTAGTTTTTGTAAATTATGGGACTTATGAAGGTAAAACTTACATAGGTCCTAAAGAATTTAGTAAACTTGAAGATAAAAGTAATTATTATACATTCAACGAAGGAGAAGATATTCTCTTAAAAGGAATACATGACATTGAAATTACAAATTCTCAAGAGTTTAATGATATTCAAAAAAACTATGATGATGTAGTTAAAATCATCAATGTTACTAAGTGTGAATTAACAAAACACTTTGAACTAGGATGTGAGTAAAATGGCAACTTTAAAAGCAAAAGTTACTGTTAATATAGACTATGACAAAATTGTAAATCAAAGTAAATTAAATAGAGCGCAAAAACAACTCGTAAACCTAGTAAGAACAAAAGCTGACTCATACGTACCTTATTTATCAGGAGATTTAAAAAATACTGCTCAAGAAAACAAAAAAAGCATTGTATATGCTCCTTATCATGGTGGTACAAAATCTTATGCTGCTATTAACTACTATACTAACAGAGGTATGGGTAGAGAAGGTTTAAACCGCGGTGGCAAAAGGGGTAAACAATGGATAAATCGTATGTGGGTTAATGAAGGAGATGCAATAGTAAATGAAATTGCAAATACAATAGGAGGGAAAGCAAGTAAATGACAATTAGTTTAGATAAAATAGAAAATAGAACTATTACAGATAAAATAATAGAATTTTTCTTAAAATGCCCTCTAATAGACGATAAATCTCCTATTTCTGCTGATTACATAGGTGATGAAATAGGCACTTACTCAGTAGATGGTTCGCCTTCGGAAACTATTTTAAAATCTTATATTGATGGTTCTACAGAACGACAATTAATTTTTGATTTTACTAGTAGAGAAAGTGTTGAGGCATACAACAATGAGAAAAATATTACTTTTTATGAAAAATTAGCCGAATGGGTAGAAACTCAAAATAATGAAGGTGTTTTACCTGAGTTAAGTTATCCTTTAATAGCTGAACAAATAAAAGTATTAACTCATGGCTATGTTGAACAAATGAGCGCAAATAAAGCAATTTATGTTATTCAAATGAAATTAGTGTACACTAAAATAGCTGAATAGGAGGTTGAAATTATGGCATTAAAAAGAAAAGATTTTGCAGATTATCTTAATACTGCAGCAAAAGATACTGATGCATCATATGCTTTACTTGGTTATGGAGTTGAAAGTTTAGACGAAGAACCAGGTGCACAAACTGATACAACTTGTTACATAAATGATGAAACATCATCTACAACAGTAACAAAATACGAAACACAATTTCCTTATACTTCTGAAATTATAATGGAACAAGAAGCAATAAAAAGTTTATATTTAACTGGTAGAAATCATGAAACTGGGACAGATGCAGAAAGAGATTATGTTCGTGTAGATATGTTTGATCCTGTATCAGGAAGCGAAGGAACTTATCAAGCAAGAAAGTTTAGAGTTGCAAATGAAGTTTCAAAATTCTCTGGTGAAGGTGGAGAAAAGATGAAAGTTGAAGGAGTTTTACATGCTATAGGAGATCCTATTCAAGGAACTTTCAATGTTACAACAAAAACTTTTACAGCAACTCAAGCAGCAACTCAAAGTGTAACTAACTAAAAAAATTAGGGAGGTTAAAATATGAATGATTATACAAAATTTAATATATTAGGTGTGGAATTAGAATTTGATTTTTTAGATTTAGATGAAAAAGAATTTTTTGAATCAGTTTTTTCAGAAACAAACAATAAAATATCAGAAGTAGCTAAAGATGATAAAGATTTTCCTATTGAAAGTGCTAGAAAATATTGTGAAAGCATAATTGGCTTGTTTGAAGAATTGTTCGGTGAGGAAAAAACTTATGATATTTTTTCAGGTAAATGCAATTTAATGAAATGTACTACAGCTATAAAGGAATTAACAAAAGCTAAATTAGAACAAGATAAAGCATTTGCAACAGAATTAAAATCTGTTACTACTATTTCTGAAGAAGTATTCGGAGAGGAAGAAATTTCTCTTAATAGACAACAACGTAGAGCTATTGAAAGAAATAAGAAAAAATATAACTAATGAGTATAAGTATTTTAACCGATTTTTTACCTATTGAAGTTGAAATAGAAGGAGTGCGATATCCAATTAACTGGGATTTTCGCACTTCTATTTTATTTGAACAGTTAATGTTAAATAATAATATTAGTGAAAAAGAAAAATCAGATGAGGCTCTACAACTATATTATGGTTATGAAATAGATACAATTAAATATATTAATAATAATAATATTAATCAATTTGTTGAAGAAATGTTATTATTTTATAAGTGTGGGAAAGAAATTATTAGTACTAACGAAGATTCAGAAAAGAGCGAAAACTCTAGTAAAAATGAAATTATCTATAGCTTTGAACATGATGATTTTTACATTTATAGTGCATTTATGCATGATTATCACATTGATTTACAAGATATTGAAGGATTACACTGGTGGAAATTTAAAGCATTATTTAATTCTTTATCAAGTGATTGTAAATTCATAAAAATATTAGAATATAGAAGTATTGATTTATCTGAGATACAAGATAAACAACAAAAGAATTTCTATAGAAAAATGAAAAAACTTTATGCTTTACCTCAGTCATTAGAGGAAAAGGAAAAACAAGCATTAATAACAGAAATGCTATTGAAAGGTGAAGATCCTAGAGAATTATTAAGACAATAGTTAGGTTTTGTACTATAATATTATTATAGGGGGGAGTATAGTATGAGAAGAAACTCGGGGTCCAATATGAAAAACATTTTTATTGTAATAATAGCTTTTTTAAGTATTGCTATAATAATTGCTGCAATTAGTGCAATAACTAATAAAAAAAGCAGTGTTGCTATAGAAAATTCTAATATTGAAGAAAATCAAGTATTAAGTGATAGTGAAACATTAAAACTTTTTTCAAAATATCATAAACTTTATGATGATAGTATAGAGTTAATAAACAGTGGTATAAGCGGGAAGATATCAAAAAAAATATTTAATAATACAAAAGGATTAAGTAATGAAATAAGAAATCTTAATCTAAAAGAAAGTTATAAAGATGAACAAAATAATTTTGCTATAACTTTTGATTATTTAAATAAATCTATGAAAGCATATAACGATTATGTTTATTTTCAAAGTAAAAGAGTAGATAAATTTGATACAAGTTATCGCCATTGTTTAGATGAATATAATACTTATCTTAAAAAGTCTGAATCTTATTATGATTTAATAGATTAATTAATTTGTAGAACACTTCGGTGTTCTTTTTTTATGCCTAAAAAGGAGGTGAGGGTATGGCAGCAGATGGAAAAGTTGTTATAGAAGTTGAATTAAAATCTGACCAAGTTGAAGGTCAGTTGAATGAACTTAAAAATGCTTTTGCTGATTTAGGTGGAGTTGGAAAAGTGTTCGGAGAGATGAGTTCTCTTGTTGGAACTTTTTCAAATACTTTTAAAGCATTAAGTGGAATTGTTGGCCCAGTTGCAGCAGGAGTTGTTGCAGCAGTAACTACAATGGTAACTGCTTTTTCAAAGTTATATGATGCTAGTAAACAAAATTTCTTTGAAAACTTGCAAAATATATCTGAAAAATTACAGCCTGTTGTAGATATAGTTCAGAATGCAACAAGTACTATTCTAGATTGTTTTAGTCAAGTTACAGACTTTTCTTTTGATTTTAGCACTCTAATGGCAGATGCTATTGAATTTGAAAGTTCTATGGCCCGCGTATCCGCAATTATGGGTGTTACAGGAAAAGATATTGCAGTTCTAACAGAAACAACAAGACAATATGGAGCAACAACTAGGTATACAAGTGTTGAAGTAAGTGAAGCTTTCAACTTTATGGGTATGGCTGGATTTTCACTTCAAGAATCACTCGCGTCAATCAAAGATGTTTTGAACTTAACTACAATAGGCGCCACTGAACTCGGCACTGCCAGTGATATCGTGACTAAAAAATTGGTCGGTTTAGTAGAAATACTATTCAAAAAACATTCGGTGAATTGCTGGAAAGCTAAGTTAATATTGATACTACAAATTAATAATTAATATGCTAATCAGCAACCAAGCCATGGAAAGCCATAAAAGTACATGGAAGGTTCAGAGACTAGGAGAATGAATAGGCGAATAATAATTTCTCCCACGAGCGCCGAACACCTTAACAAGTAAAGTTGAAGGTGATGATATAGTCCCATCCTCTTATGAAAATAAGAGTTCTAGGATAAAGAGCCTAGATATAAGATAATGGATGGTTTAACTGCAATGAACATGTCTGCATCTCAAGCATCAAATTTCGTAGATTATATGGCAGCAACTATTACTCGTAGTAATACAACTGTTGAATTAATGGGTAGACGTTTTGCCCATGTAAAAACTCTTTAATTCGGTGAAGGCTAAGTTGAGTATTGATTATTAATATTCAATATGTTAATACCGAGCCAAGACTTTACAGAAATGTAAGTAAGGTGTAACGACTAGATAAAGTAACCTAAACAGTTTTGCATGGTGAAATATCCACGAACAGGAGTGATTTATTCAAGATTGAATAATGAAAGATATAGTCTAAACTATATGGAAACATATAGAGCATAGGATAAAGAGCCTATGGTTAATCACAAAAATTGGAAACAATGAAGTACGCCGGTTCAGTAGCT